ATCGCCAGAACAGCCGGCGCAACGTTCAACCCATCAACCGGAGGGTATACTGGCGGATCCGTTGAAACGCTGACGGGAAAAGGTGTGCGTATGCAGTTCGATAATAGCGAGTTGGATGGTGAAATTGTCAAACGCGGCGACTTCAGATTATTATTCGGCGCATCAACGGGTGCGCCGCAGGTCGATGATACCGTTACGTTTTCCGGTAATGATTACAGGGTAATGCAGGTGTTGACAACATCACCTGCGGGAACAGCGGTGATGTATGACATTCACTGTAGACGTTAAAGCATGGGCGGATAAATCTGGTTTGGATTTGGTCCAGGCCAAACGCGCCGCCGCCATACAGATATTTGGCGCGGTTATAATGGCAACGCCAGTCGGCAACGCCAGCCAATGGCAGCGGCCAGGGTCGGCGCCACCAGGTTATGTTGGCGGCCGATTGCGCGGCAACTGGCAAGCAACGCTCGACACACCAGCAGCTACCCAGTTGGATATTATCGATGCGGGCGGTGGACTAACAATAAATAACGCTCAGGCGGCAATTGCCGGTGCTGTCGGTGATCAAAAGATTTACCTAACCAACAATCTACCTTATGCTAGTCGGATTGAGTTTGGCGGCCATAGCAAACAGGCGCCGAGTGGGATGGTTCGCGTAAGTATTCTGGCATGGAATAACGCAGTAGAGGCCGCTATTAAATGAGTACAATATTCGCCAGCATTAGCGCCGCGTTAGATGGTAGATTAAACACGTTGGCATCATTGCCGCCGGTTGCATGGCAAAATGTAGCGTATGAGCCGACAAGTGGGGTATTATATCTACGGCCAACACTGCTCCCGGCGCCAACGCAACAGGCTGGGCTAGGTGATGCCGGTCTCGATGAAAATCAAGGCATTTATCAAATAGACATTTTCGCGGCGGTCGGTGGCGGTCGCGGAGCGGCTGAGGCCCAGGCAGACTTGATCAGTGATCACTTTAAGCGAGGCACCAGTTTAACAAGTGCAGGTACCAACGTTAGATTACGCGACGTATCCCGTACCGCTGGCATTGTAGATGGTGATCGTTTTGCCATCTCAATTTCAATAAATTACATGGCACATACGCCACCGAGGTAATTATGACAATCGCAACAGGTTCACGCCACGATTTAAGCTACATCGTAGAATCGACATTTGGCACAACACCAACATCATCGCCGGTACTTACACCCATTCGACATACAGGTACAACGCTCGGTCTATCAAAGGACGCTATTGAATCCGAGGAACTGCGCCAGGACCGCCAAGTTGCAAATTTCCGACATGGCAACAAGTCTGTCGGTGGTGACATTAACTTCGAGTTGTCCTACGGCACATTCGATGACTTGATCGAAGCGACGCTGTGCGGAACATGGGATACTGACGTTGTACTCGCAGGCGTTACCCGGCGCAGTTTCACAATTGAGCGATTTCATGCCGATGTTGCAAAATACCTAAGATCGACCGGTTGCAATTTCAACAGCATGAGTTTGTCGATTGCACCTAATAGCATGGTTACAGGATCTTTCGGTATTATCGGTAAAAGTATGAGCGTATCAGCATCATTACTGGCCGGCGCAACATACGACGACGACACAACGAGCGAGCCGTTTGATTCATTCACTGGTTCAATCACCGAGGGCGGCGGCTCAATCGCGACAATAACCTCGTTGGAGTTGACAGTAGACAACGGCGCCGAGGCGCTTTATGTTGTCGGTAGTGATTCTACGTTGCTGCCATCAGTGGGCAAATCAATGGTAACCGGTACGGTCACCGCATACTTTGAAAATTCAACACTGATTGATAAGTTTATCGCGGAAACATCCAGCGCACTCGTCTTTGTACTGACGGACCTGGACGGTAGCAGTTACACCTTCACATTGCCCAACATCAAATACAATTCAGGCAACCCTGAAGTTTCTGGACCCGGTGCTGTTACGGTATCGTTGGATTTTATCGCTTTGTATCACGCAGCAACAGCCAGCCAAATCAAAATCGAAAGAGCCGATTAATATGGAAATATCCAGTCTATACACCGCTGAGGCCCATGAACATGGGTCTGATGTGCAGGTGATCAGTCCAGCAAACGGCGAGTTGACCGATTTCTATATCACCGTTGTTGGTCCGGACTCGAAACAGTACCGCGCAGCTGTGCGTAAGTTTCAGATGAAACTGCTCGAAAATATCGAGGGTGCTGATATCGAGTTGCTAGTATCGATCACTAAAGGCTGGCGTGGATTGAAGGACGGCAAAAAGGACGTTGAGTATAGTGATAAAGTCGCACGTAAACTGTACACCGACGCGCCATTTATTGCCGGCCAAATCGACCGCTTCATAGCAGACCGCAAAAATTTTACGCCGGGCTGATCGGCGAACTAGAGATATTCGCCACTTGGCAGTTTTGGGCGGCGGGTTTTGATAAAGGTTCAAAGGTCAGTCGGTTAGATAATCTAAAGCAAGTCGAGAAGTCAATCGGGCGGGAACCAAAAGAACTAGCCGAGCGCCCTATGTTACGGGTTAAGTTGTTGCCCTATTGGGCTTTGTTCGTTGAGCTGAAAAATTCAGCAGATGGCGCGATCGGTTACAATGATATTTCTGCATATTCAGCCATTTATGGCGCGTTATCGGTTATAGAGGTTGATATGATACGCGCATTAGACCACTTGCATGCGAGGACCAACGATGGCTGATGTATCCAATTTAACGATTAAGGTCGATTCGACCGGTGTGGCAACTGCATCCAAACGCCTCGACACCCTGACTGAATCAAGCAAGCGCACCGACACAACTGCCACCAACATGGCAAAGTCTATCGCCTTCGCCGAGACTGAAGCCCACAAGATGGCAAAAGGCATGGATCGGGCAGCCGACCGCCTTGTCACTCTGACGGAATCAAGCAAGCGCACTGACAAAACCGTCATTAACATGGCAAAGTCCATCGGATTTGCCGAGGCAGAGGCCTATAAGATGGCTGCCGCGATGGAGCGATCCGGCAAGACAACCACAACAGCTGGGACAACATTCAAAAAAACAGCGGCTCAGTCGAACGTTGTTAAAGGCAGCTTCGGCGCCATGAAGGGTGCGACTCAACAATTATCTTTTCAGTTACAGGACGTTGCAGTGCAAGCCCAAATGGGCACAAGCGCGTTTGTTATTCTCGGACAGCAGGGGCCGCAAATCGCGTCAATATTTGGACCAGGTGGAGCAGTATTCGGCGTATTGATTGCGCTCGGCGCGATGGTTGGCGGCACACTAGTTGCAGCATTCGGCGGCGCTGGTACGGGTGCTAAAGAACTAGAAGATGCCTTATCCAGGCTAGAGGGCCAGGTTGTACGCAACACAGGCGGCACCCTGGAGTTTGCCCGCGAACTAGAGAAGTTGGGCAGGATATCCAGCGCCGCAGCGACAGCGCAGATCGTATCGGGTATGAACGCTGCCAGAACAGCCATCATCGGATCAACCGGCGCTATCGACGATATGGTCGATGGTATTACTGGCATTGACCTGAGCAAATTCAACGAGGATATAGAGCGCCTCCGCCAACGCGGATTTAATAACTCCGACTTTGTAGCGCCTGTAAAAACATACTCAAACGCGGTGGGCGGCGTTACGGCGGCGTTGACCGAGATTAGCGAGGCATTGGGTATCACCCGTACAGAGGCTCTGGCATTCGCTCAAGCGGCAGGATCACTGGACCCAAAGAACGTTGGTACATATAACGATCTGCGCGATGCGGTAGATGAAATCACCGGGGCGCAGCGTTCATTAACACCGGAGATGGATCAATTCCATCTCGATATGAAACAGAACGATGGCGTTATCCGCGACGCCGCCGAAAGCCTGGCGTTTTTCAGGAAAAATCAACGATTATTGAAGGATGGCGGATCACTAACCGGCTTGATTGAGGGCGATGCCGAGGCGGAAATAGCCAGACTGGAAAAGTTAGCAAAGGAAAAGGAGCGATTACGAGAGTCCGATGATAAGGCACTGGAACGGGCACAGAAAAAACAAGCGGACGCAGACTCTAGTGCGATTGAGTCGGCCAATAAGAAATATGAATCCCAAACAGTAGCCGCCGAGCGATACCTCGGGCAAGTCACCATGCTCGGGTTGAGCGAAGAGGCGGCGTTTGCCGAGCGCCAAACACGCATAACGACCAGGTTGGACCTAGAGCTTGCTAACCGAACATTGAGCGAGGAACAATACCAAGCTGGCATTACAGCATTAAAGCGCGAATCTGACCTTCGCGATCTCGATGCCCGCAGTGGATACTTGCTCGAGTGGCAAGAGCAGACCAACGAAGCACTGACCAACATGGATATGATGGGCGCAAACATGGCCCAAAATTTAACCACCAGTATGTCCGGCGCGTTTGAGTCAATCCTAACAGGTACCTCATCGGCAAAAGATGCGTTTAAAGAATTCGCCAGGGGCATGGCTGCATCAATGGTCGGCGCATTGGCAGATATGGCCGCGCAGTGGGTTGTATACCAAGTCGTGCAAAAACTTGTCGGCAAGGCTGCCCAGGCAGGGGAGGCATCGGCTATGAGTTTAAACGCATCCGCAGCCGTCGCGATGGCGGGCCTTAACGCGTTTGCATCAACAGCGGCGATACCGATAGTCGGTCCGGGTTTAGCACCCGCAGCGGCTGCCGCTGCGATCGCAGCAACAACACCAATGGCAACCGCAGTTGCGGCCTTGTCTGGTGCCGCTGTAGGCGCCAGGGCACTGGGCGGACAGGTACGGGGCGGCGAATCATACCTCGTCGGCGAACGCGGTCCTGAGTTGCTGCACATGGGTACAAGTGGCCGCGTTGTGCCGAACGATAAAATGGGCGGCGGAGGTAGTGTTACGATAGTAAACAACGTTGACGCATCTGGCGGCGGTGCAGACGTTGATATAAGAATTCAACAGGCGATGATTCAAACCAACCGCCAAACGGTGGCGCAGGTCCAAGACTTGCTACGCAGAGGGCGCCTAACATGACAACATACAGTTTCCCGGAATTGACGCCGAGCCAATCATCGTTTGAGTTAGTCACCAACACAAAAACCTTTCGATCACCGCTAACCAACGCAATCCAGACTTCCGGTCGGAAAGGCTCGCTCTGGCGCGTAACTATGACATTCAACAATTTGTTCGGCTCAGACCGGGCAGAAATGCAAGCATTCCTTGCCAAATTAAACGGCCAAGAACATAGGTTCTATTTGCAGGATCATTCATTCGCGCGGCGCGGTGCAGGCGGCGGGACACTACTTATCAACGGCGCTGACCAGTCTGGTAGCACACTTGTATGCGATGGAGCGACATTCTCCGTCTCCGATTACCTAATGTCCGGAGATTACGTGGCATTTAACAACGAACTGCACATGGTGACAGCGGATGCTGATTCCGATGGTAGCGGCGAAGTTTCCCTTTCGATCGCGCCACCGATCCGCAAGCAAACCAACGATAACGATGTGGTAGATTACTCGGTACCGGTCCTTGGTGTTTTTATACTGTCGTCAAAAGTATCCTGGGACAACAACCCAGGCATTAATTCATCATTTACAATTGAGGCGATCGAGGACGTTCTAGCATGAGTAGAGCATTTGAGGCAGCCAGTGCGGCGGCATTTGCAGCGCCACACGTTAGCATTCTCACATTTGCGTACCTGGACTTTTCCAGTGGCATCGTGCGAGTACATAACGGCATCGGGACATATACCTGGGGTGGTTTCGATTGGCTGGGCGTTGGTGATTTTGGTGCGGTATCAGCATTAGAAGAAGGGTCAGACGTCAGCCCCTATGGTGTTACATTGACATTAAGCGCACTGGATTCAACGTTAGTTGGTGTAGCCATGACAGAAGATTATTACATGAGAGACGCGATTATATACATTGGGGCGCTTTCAGCCGACGACGAACTATTAAATACGCCGCTGCAGATGTGGGCTGGGCACATGGATGTTATGAATGTCAGTGCTGGTGTCGTTGGTGGCGACTCAATCACGGTACAATGCGAGTC